TCAGTACCAACTTAAAAGAGTTTTAAAAAAAGGTGGGGTTTTAAAATGGGGGTTGCCTTCCTGACAAAATCGCTTTGCGTTAATAGCGTTAGGAGGTATATATATCTAAACAAAGAGTTCCTCTTATGCCAAAAAAAAAGAAAAACAAAATAAACGCATTAGTTGTTATTTCAGAATCTACTGAATCTGTAATAATACACTTTGATGGCTTTGACGATCTTCACCATGCTAAACACTTTAGCGATTTCATGCTTGATGAACTTGGAATTAATCAATTGAATTACCCTGAAAATACGACTATTCACTAACAGGGGGGTTTTATTTAAAAATGACTGAAATTGTAATTCCATATACACCTAGAAAACTTCAAAAATTTTTGCATAATGAAATGATAAAGCACCGATTCAATGTAATCGTTGCACACAGAAGGTCTGGCAAGACTGTAATGTGTATTAATCACATGATTAGAGATGCTTTGACAAACCCAAAACCTAATCCAAGATACGCTTTTATAAGTCCAACATTTAAACAAGGTAAAGCAACTGCTTGGGATTATATAAAAACCTTTGGTAAAAATATTCCTTTTGTTAAATTTAATGAATCAGAACTTAGATGCGATTTTCCTAATGGTGCAAGAATAACTATTTTGGGGGCTGAGAACGATCAAGCCTTGAGAGGAATTTTCTTAGATGGATGTGTGATGGATGAAACACAAAGTTTATCTCCAACGATATTTCCTGAGATCATCAGACCTGCTTTGGCAGACCGAAAAGGATGGTGTATATTTATTGGAACACCTAAAGGACAAAATTATTTTTACAAATTACATAAGGATGCTCAAAAGCAGAAGGATTGGTGGACTGGGGTATTTAAAGCTAGTGAAACAGATATATTGGATCAAGATGAATTAAACTCTGCTAAAGAAATGATGTCAGAAGATTTATATGACCAGGAATTTGAGTGTTCATTTCAAGCGGCAATTACTGGTTCTTACTATGGTGCAATCATTGATGACCTACAAAAAAATAATAAGATTACAGATGTACCTTATGATCCAAACTTAGATTGTGAAACATGGTGGGATTTGGGTCTTAAAGATTCAACCGCAATATGGTTTGTGCAAAAGCATGGAGATGAAATTAGAGTGATTGATTATGAAGAATCCTCTGGAGAAGGCTTAGATTTCTATGCTGACCTGCTAGACTCCAAACCTTATAAATATGATAGACATATAGCTCCACATGATATAAAAGTTAGAGAGTTAGGAGCTTTTGGAAAATCAAGGTTGGAATCTGCTCTTGAATTAGGTATATCTTTTGATATAGCTCCAAAATTATCTATTGAAGATGGTATTGAAGCTGTTAGAAAAACTTTACCTAAATGTTATTTTGATAAAGAAAAAACATATCAAGGAGTTGAAGCATTGAAGGCTTATCAAAAAAAATGGGATGACAAAAACCAATGTTTTAAAAACAGACCCATTCATAATTTTGCAAGTCATCCAGCAGACGCTTTTAGATATGGGTGTACCTTTGTTGGTGGTAAGATGACCGACTGGAATGAAGAAGTGTATGTGAACACAAACTACATAGTTTAATATGGCAAATAAAAAAATAGAATTCGATTTAAAACTAAAAAACCTTCTTGGCAATCATATAGAAAATGCTCTTGGATATTTAGGGGGAAACCTTTCTGAGTCCAGAAAAAAATCTATTGAATATTATTTAGGGGATAAACTTGGAACTGAAATAGATGGTCGTAGTCAGGTAGTATCAACTGATGTTTCAGATACCATTGAAAGCATTTTGCCAAACCTACTTAGAGTTTTTACTGCATCAGATAAAGTAGTAAGATGCGAACCTGTTACTGCGGAAGATGTACCTTTAGCTGAACAAGCAACTGCATATTTAAATCATGTGTTCTACAAAGACAATAATGGTTTTCAATTATTATATAATTTTTTCAAAGACGCATTGATTGAAAAAAATGGTTTCTTAAAAATATACTGGGATGAATCTGAGTCTGTTGAATTTGAAACTTATCAAAATTTATCAGCAGAAGATAAAGAAGCATTATCTGATACTAAAGATGAAATAGAAATTATTGAAGAAGAAGAAATAGAAGATGAAGATGCTAAAGAACAATTTGAAAAAGTTATAGAACAATATGAAGCTCAAGGTTTGGAAATGCCTGAAATGGAAACTCCAGATTTTGTTTTGTATAATTGTAAAATTAAACGAACTAAAAAAACTGGTAAGATAAAAATTGAATCAGTTCCACCTGAAGAATTTTTAATTGATAGAAATGCAAAATCAATTGATGATGCTGATTTTGTTTCGCATAAAGTTTTAATGTCAAGATCAGACCTAGTTGCTATGGGTTATGATGAAGATGAAGTAAATGAACTTCCTGCATCTAGTGATGATATTTATAATACTGAAGACATGGTTAGACAAAGGGATGTAGATGAATATCCAGTAGATAATTATACTCAAGGTCAAAATACAAAAGTTTTAATTTATGAATCTTATGTAAAATATGATTATGATGAAGATGGTATTGCAGAACTTAGAAAAATAGTTTCAGCAGGTGATGATGGTTCTATGGTGTTAGAAAATATGCCTTGCGATAGCGTTCCATTTGTAACTGTAACACCTATCCCAATGCCACACAGATTTTATGGAAGATCAGTTTCAGAATTAGTTGAAGATATTCAATTAATGAAATCAACTGTTATGCGTCAGTTATTAGACAATATGTATTTAACTAATAACAATAGAGTTGCGATCATGGATGGCATGGTAAATATGGATGATCTTTTAACGACTAGACCAGGTGGTGTAGTTAGAACTAAGCAACCACCAAATCAAGTGATGCAACCAATGACTGCTCAACCAATTTCACAACAGGCATTTCCATTATTATCTTACCTAGATACAGTAAGAGAAGCTAGAACTGGAATTACAAAGTCTGCTCAAGGATTAGATGCAGATACTTTGAATTCAAAAACCGCAACTGGTGTAAATACTTTGATGACGCAAACTCAAATGCGTTCAGAATTAATTGCTAGAATATTTGCTGAAACAGGTGTTAAAGATTTATTTAGAAAAATATTTGAACTAATGGTTAAATATCAAGACAGAGAAAGAGTAGTTATGTTAAACAACCAATATGTTCCTGTTAAACCTACAGAATGGAAAGATAAATTTAATATTTCTATTGTAGTAGGACTTGGAACTGGTTCTAAAGAACAACAAACTGTAATGTTAAACAGTATTTTAGAAAGACAAATACAAGCATTTCAATTACAGGGCGGAAAAGAGATGCCAATGGTAACTCTAAAAAATATTTACAACACTTTATCAAAAGTAATTGAGAATGCTGGACTTAAAAATGTGGAAAGCTACTTTGTAGATCCTGATATTGGCAAACAAATGATGCCTCCACCACAACCACCACCATTAACTCCTATTGAAAAAATAGAATTTACTAGAATTGATGCTGAGAATAAGAGAAAAATTGCTGATCTTGAATTACAAGCTCAACAATTAAATCAAAAAACTCAAGAAATGACTTTAGATTTTGAAGCTAAGATAAAAGAAATGGCATTAAAATATAATACACAATTAGATACTACAAAAATTAAAGCTGATGCAGAATTAGATAAGATGATGATGGCAAGTGATACTAAGATTATTGAACAAGCCCAAAAATCTGCTAATATGTTTAGCAAACAAGTACAAGGACTAGATGAAAATCAGAGACCAGGCGGACAGGTCGGTGGAAATCAGCCGATCCAACCAAGCCAAACAGATACTGGAGAATAAAATTTTTATAGAGGCGGTTGATTCTCTAAAAAAACTTTATTCTGAAGCACTACTTGAAAAAACTGGTGCGAAAGAAAGTGATACTAGAGAAAAACTCTGGATTGCTTATAATGTTGTTGGAAAAGTAGAACAACATCTTCAAACTGTAATTGAAACAGGGAAACTTGCAGAGAAACAGTTAGAAGATTTTAGAAAACAACAACGCCAAACAAAATTTTAACCATTAAGGTTAGAATAAGCAAAGAAATTTTTTTTCTTTGATTAAATCAAAGCCAAGTCGTAAGACAGCTTAACTATAGGAGGACTTAAATGTCTGACAGTAACCCATTACTGAACAATGTGTCAGTACAAGGTGCTGCTAAATCTATTGAAGGTTTGATGGACTCTAAAGGAGTTATCAAAAAACCTCAAGCAGAAGCAACACCAGTTGAACCAAAAGAAGAAGTTGAAGCGAAAGTGGAAACAGAAACTGAGGTTGAACAACCAACTGAAACTCAACCAGAACAACAAGTTCAGGAAGTTGCAGAAGAAGAAGCATCAGAAGATGAAAATGCGATTGAAGAACAAGAAACCGATCTACACCAGGTTATTATTAATGGTGAAAAGATTGATGTTGACCTTGAAGAATTAAAAGCAGGTTATCAAAAAGATGCCGACTATAGACGAAAAACTGAGGAGATAGCGATTGAAAAAAGAGAGCTAAAAGCCGAAGAAGATCGTCTTAAAAACCAGTATTCAACAAAGATGGAAGATTTAAATTCTTTAGTCGTTACTTTGAATGCTGAAATTAACAACGATATGAATTCTAAAGAGTTAGATGCTCTTTGGGAGGAAGATCCAACTGAGGCTGCTAAAGTAGATCGTAGGATTCAAAAAAGAAAACAAACGATCCAACAAGCACAGCATAAATTGAGAGAGCATCAGCAATCTCAGTTTCAGGAGTTATTAAAAGAAGAACAAAAAAAACTTCATTTAAAACATCCAGAAATTGCTGACCCTATAAAAGGTGCAACAGTCAAGTCAAATATTATGAACTATTTAAGTTCTAAGGGATTCTCAAATGAGGATGTCGCAAGAATTTATGATTCAAGATATTTTGATGTGATTATGGATGGTATGAACTTTACAAAATCTAAATCAGTTAAACCTGGTTTAGTTTCTAAAAAAGTTAAACCAACTACTAAGTTTGTTAAGTCAGGCGTTAAAAGTACAAAAGAAGAATTAAACTCTAAGTCTAGGTTGAATCAAATTAAGACGCTTAGAAAATCAGGAAGTCCAAAAGACGCTACTGATCTTTTACTGCGTTATTTATAAACAATAACCTACTAAGGAGATAAACAATGGCTGTATATCAAACATACCAAACAGTCGGCATAAGAGAAGATTTGGCAGATATTATTTATTCAATATCACCAACTGAAACACCTTTTATGTCTGGCGTTGCTAAAACAAAAGCAACAAACACTTCACACCAATGGCAAACAGACGCATTAGCTGATGTGGCTGCAAATGCTGCGGTTGAAGGTGCTGCGATTTCTTATGGAACTCAAAGTGCGACAACTAAAGAAACTAACTACACTCAAATCTCTACTAAAGCTGTTCAAGTATCAGGAACTAATGATGCTGTAACATCTGCTGGTAGAAACAATGAGTTAGCTTACCAAGTAGCTAAAGCTGCGAAAGAGTTAAAAAGAGATATGGAAACTGCTCTTTTATCTAACAACGCTGCTGTTGCTGGAAATGCTACAACTGCAAGAGAACTAGGTGGAGTCCAAACTTGGATCGAAACTAATGTTGATGCAGGTGCTGGTGGATCTGGTGCAGGTAATGGTGCTGCTAGAACTGATGGTACTCAAAGAGCTTTTACTGAAGATCAGTTAAAAGGTGTTTTGAGAAGTTGTTACAATGAAGGCGGAAACCCTAACATGATTATGGTTGGTGCTTTCAATAAACAAAAACTATCAGGCTTTACTGGTGGATCTACAAGATTTGACGCTGCTGAAGATAGAAGATTAATTACTTCTATTGATGTATATGAGTCAGATTTCGGAACTATGCAAGTAGCTCCAAACAGATTCATTAGAGGTGCTAATGCTACTGCTGCTAAAGTAGGTCAAGATGCTCTTATATTAGAGATGGACTACTGGGCAGTTTCTTTCTTAAGAGATTTTGCTTTGCAAACTCCAGCTCAGACTGCTGACGCAGATCAGAGATTTATGGTTGCTGAGTACACTCTTGAGTCAAGAAATGAAAAAGCAAGTGGAATGGTTACAGACTTAACTACTTCATAATAAATAATTTGTGGTGGGGGAGAAATCCCCCATCATATTTAATCAACAATTTTGTTTGGTCTTTGAAGATTTATTTAAAGTCGGAACGAAGCAAATAAAAAGGATAAAAAATGAGAACATTAAACGACTATTTTATAACAGCTGAAATTGAAGATGTATCAACAGCTTCATCAACTTTTGTTGCTGTACCTGATGGCGGAAAAATTATAAAAATTCTTTCTGCTAATCAAGCAACTATTACTGGTACTGCCGCACTTTCTTTTGAAATTGGTGGAACAGCAGTTACTGGCGGTGGAATTTCTATCGTAGCTTCAGGCTCTGCTGGTGCAATAGACACAGCTGAACCAACTGGTGCAAATACTGTAACTGAAGGTGGATCTATCGAAATGATTACTGATGGTGGATCAACTAATACTTCAAAAGCAGTTGTAACTTTTGTTATAAGAAGATAATAAACACATGGGGGATCTTACCTAGCGGTATTTCCCCCTAATTAATTAGGAGAAAAACTATGAGTTTTAATTATGGATTAAGACCTA